GATGCCTAGGTAAGGCACGCCGGCGTAAGTCAGAGTCCCGTATCCGGTCCAGAGGCGCGTGTACGCGGAAGGGAAACTGAGCGAGACGAGGATCACCGGCGCCAGCTGCACCGTCGTCACCTCGGTCACCATAGCGGCCGAGAGCGTCCGGCCTGCGGTTGTGATGCTCATTGCGCGACGTCCTCCGCGATCGAGAAGGTGATGCCGTAGATGCTCGCGAGCTCGATCGACCACTCGGTGCGCGACTCGGCCAGCCGGAACACGCCCTTGGCGTTCGAGTAGGTGATCGCGGTGCCGCCGGCGTAGCTGGAGCGCAGCACCGGGAAGAGATCCACGCTGCTCGAGGAGTTGACCTGAACGACCTTGTAAAGCGAGGTCGAGATCTGGAGCCAGTCGCCGACCGCGAAGGTGCCGGTCGCGCCGGAGATGCCGAGCGTCGACGTGTTGGCGGTCGCGCTGCTCACAGTCAGCGTGCCGGTCACGTTGCCCCGCGGCGACGTGTTGGCGTAGTCTTGGAAGTAGAACGTGCCGCGCTGCGCTGCCAGCAGGAAGCCGATCACCTCCTCGGCCGCGGCGCGCGTCATCTGCGGACACTCGACTGAGCCCATCCACGCTTGCCCCGGCCAGTTGTACTGCTGCGTTTGAAACGTGAACGGCGAGACGTTGCGCGAGGTCGCGCTCATCCCAGACAGCGTCAGCTTCGAGATGCGGAACGGCGACGGCGGCGTGAGTGGGTAGGTGATTGCCATAGCTTAGGCGAACGCTGCGCGATAAGCGCCACCGCGGCGCACCATATCGGGGATCTCGGCCTTGAGGCGCTTGCGCTCGGTCTCGAGGATCGGCACGAGCTCGGCGCGGGTGACGCCGGCGGCGATGTGGTAGTTGATCGTCACGCCAGTCGAGCCGCCTCCGCTGGAGCCAAGGCGATTGTTCGGCACGATGCTGCCGGACGAAGCCGGCATAAAGAGCTCCGGCCCCTTTTCGCCGACGAGGTACGGCGTGCCGCCGGTCACGGGTCCGCCCGACGCGCGGCCCGTAAAGAGATCCGCGAAGAAATTCCCGAGACCGCTCGCCATCGGCTTGGTCACTTGCTCACGGAAGATCAGCCGCAGCAGATCCTGGCCGAGAGCGCGCAGCACCTCGCGCAGCTTGGTGCCAGAAATGATCGCGTCCTCGAATGACTGAGCGATGGTTGCGCCGAAATCCATTCCAAAGGCGCGGCGCTCCTGCTCTAACGCGACGATCTTCTCGATCACGTCGAGAACCTCGACTCCGTTGCCCTTGAGAGAATTGATGAAGCGAACCAGCGAGGCTTGATCCCGGTAGAGCAGATTAAGCTCCTGCTCAGTCGTGAGCGCCTTTTTTCCGACGCCATCCAGTTCTCGCTCCGCTTGCCGCCGGCTATCGCGTGCAGCATCAAGCTTCTCGTTCGCCTGCTCCTCTGCTTTAGCTATCTGTTTCAGCAGCTGCTCGCGCTGCGCCAGAATTGCGAGCGCGTCCTTTTGAAGTCGGAAGCCTTTTTCCGGCTCACGCTCAAAAGCTTTTACCGCCTCCTCAAACCCCTTGGCAGCATCTTGCAGGAGCGTGTCCGCGAGCTCCTGCTCGGTCATATTCATCCGCGACATCTCGACTTGGAGCCTCCGCGTCTCCTCGGTGATCGACTCGATCTCCTTCTTGGATCGCTCGAACTTGAACTGGCGAATGATGTCTCCGGTGGCTTTGACTTTGCTGGGATCGAAGACGCTACCGATGTTGATTCCGACTTGAGCCAGCGCGATCGGTATCTTGGTTAGGAAATTGAGGATGCCTTCGACTGCCTGCTCCATCCTGATGGCGCTCGCGATCTGCTCGTCGTCGAAGCCCATTTCCTCGCCAGCCATTGCGACTTTATCCAGTCGCTGCTTCATCATATTTAGCGTGCCGAGGACAGCCTCACCGCCGAAGGCGAGCTTGGTGATGCGCGCGAGGCCGCGGGTGCTGCTCTCCACCCGTTGCAGCGAGTTTTGCACCGAGGCGAATGCAGCCCGCGTCGCGTCGACGGCCCGTAGGGTAAAGGTTGCGCTAGCCATTGCGGTGTTGGGTTCGCTGCTGGTGGTTTAGGTAGGCGATCCAGCCGTTCATCTCGTGGGCTGGCATCTGGAGGACTTCGTGAGCGAACTTGCCGAGACGATCCGCGAGCGCGTAGACGGCGAGGAGGTCGGCACCAACCTCGCCGCCGGCTAGTTTTTTAGCTCTTCAGCCTTCGGAGCATCGTCGGCCAGGATGGCGTTCGCCACTCTCGCGAGGACGTTGGAGTCCGCACGGTTGAGCAATACGACCTTGTCGTCGATGGTGAAGAGTTTCTTCCCGTCCTCGCTCGTCGCCTTCATCAGCAGGATGTCGACGAGGAGCTCCATATCGCTCTCTCGGCTCTTCTTGTAGAGGCGCGCTTTCTCGGCCAGCGTAACGGGAGTGGCGTGGATCGTCAGCTTCCACTCGGGCACCTCAATCTTCTTGGTGCCGAGGGAGGCGAAGTGTTCGCGAACTAGGTCAATAGCGTCCATCCTTCACCTCAGGCCGTCAAAGTGGACAAGGCGCCATTGCCCTCGATGCTGATCGAGCCCTCGACCATCCCGTCGAACGCGGCGCTGATGTCGAACTTCGTCACGATGCCGCTGCCGGAGTAGTAGGTGGACGTCGACGCGATGCCCTCGGGATAGAGGTTCACGGTCACGGTGGAGCCGATGGTCAGCGCGATTTGGCCGGCATCGGTCTCGTCCCAGTAGAGGTCGCCGTTGACGCTCCAGGTCTTCAGCGTGGCCTTCCGCGTGCGGTAGGTGTCGCCGATGACCGAGTCCTCGACGACGTCGGAGGAGTGAGCCAAGGAGTAGTTGCGGAGCTCGCCGATGGTGGTCGACGAGATTTTGACGGTGCCTTCGCGGCCTAAGTGGTTCGCCATTTTAGTCGGTGGTTAAATAGATGCAGGAGAAGGTGTGACGAGCGACGCCCCAGCGACGCTCTTCGTCGGGTTCGATCACATAATCGACGGACGTCAGAAGTAGGTCATCACAGACGCCGCCCAGGGTCACGTCAGCCAGCACCGCGGCCTCGACCGCAGCCGAGCCCGTGTCGAAGAGGTCGTCGATGATCGTCGTCGAGCCGGCCACCTCCGCGGTGAAATACTCAACCATCACTTGCAGCGTCCGGTACTGGGTCCGATTTGACGGCGCCAGGGTCCGAACCTCGACTTGCTCGTTGACCGCGTAGACGGCGGCTGACGGGAAGCTCGTCGAGGCAAGCGTGTTGTTCCGGCCCTTGAGGAGATTCGCCGTGGGCACGACGCCAGCCTGCGTCAGCTTGAGCCCGATGGCGTTGCGGATGTCGGTGCGGGTGCTCACGCGGCTTCTGGTATGGGTTGTGCGCCTTCGACGCGGGTAAATCCCAAGTTGACCGCCTTGCCGGCCAGCAATCGCTTAACCTTACGCAGCGTCGTTTTCGTGCGTGAGTTAAACGCCGCGTCGATCTTGTTCTGGTAGTTCGGAATCTTCACGTTGCGATTTACTGCCGTCAGGAATGGCGCCTGCTCGCTTGCCCTTCCGAACCAGAACGCAACGTCGCCCGACTTCTCGGCCAGCGGCTCCGCGAACTTCTTGTAGCGCGCGCGCGTCACCTTGGCTGCGGGAATCCAGCCGGCAACAGTCCATCCCACGCGATCCTCGATTGCCTTCCGGTAGCGTCGCGCGTCGGTCTTGTAGGCGGCGACGTTCTGATCCTTAGTGATTCGGCCGTATTTGTTGCGCGACCTCAAGTGAACTTCCGCGACCTGAGTGATGTCTGATAGAACGCGCCTGCCGCCCCAGTAGGAAATTTTAGGATTACGCAGGAGGTCGTTCAGCTTCTGCGTCTCGCGCCGTCGAACCAGCTTCGCCATCGACTCGTAAAGACTACCTGGAGCGGCCTTTGCCTTAAGCGAGTTGTAATCCAGCACCGCGGTCATCTTGCCGATGTCCTTTCGCACCGCGTTTACGCCCTCCTTCTTGGACTTCGGAGGCGTAAAGCGGATGAAGAGCTGGGTAAGGTACTTGCCCTCCTCCTTGATGATCGTGCCAAGACCGAAGTTGGACTCCTTCGCGAGCTGAGTCAGCGCCTTCGAAAGCTCTTGGTTTTCAAAGGTAGCGTAGATCATATTACCTTCGCCACGTCTATCTCGCAGCCCGCGCCCTCCGCGTCGAACCGCACCTGCTCCACGAAGTAGGTCGTGCCGGCCCGCACCAGCGTCTGACTCTGCGCCGGCGTGCCCGTGACCGAGGAGGTCGTGAAGAACACCGTGAACTTCACGTCATCCCGGCGCTGATCCTCGAACTCGTCAAAAAGGTTCCGGCTCGAAGACCAGACGCCGGTGATCGTACTGCCGAGGTAAGAGAACGTGATGCCGGCTTGTTCCAAGATGGCGCCCTGATCGAGCGCCAGCTGCACGGGATCGAAGTCGCGGACTGCGGCCATACTTAATCGCCAACTGTCACAACTCGCGAGGCAGGCGAGAAGGCGTCATCCTGCGCCACGCCAGAGCTTACG